ATGCGCCGATTCTTGAAGGTGGCTGCCGTCGCGCTCATTGCCGCTGCAGTGCTTGAATTGTTTGCGCGGAGCATCGGTTACCATCAAGGTCAACGGGTGCTCTTTTTTCATCCCTCGGTTGGCACCTTCGCCGGTCCAGTCAGAGCAAATTCCGAACCTACGAACGTCTACGACTGCCATCTGCTCCTTATCGGTGACAGCATTGTAGACGGAATTGACGAATACACTGATGAAATTGCACGTCGTGTCGAAGCTCTTTCGGATGACTCGCGGCAATGCGCGGTCACCAACGTTTCACTCGGTGGTTGGGCTCCAGGTAATGCCCTGGCCTACTTCAGGTACTTTGGCTGGCCGAATGCCACGCACGCGATTCTGGTCATAAACACTGACGACTTGAACCAGCCATCAGCCGTCCGTCGTTCGTGGTCCGTAAGTTATGATGCCGCTCCAAGTTCGGCTTTGATCGCAATGCTTAAAGCCGAAGTTATTCGGCGCATTGAAGGACGCTATTTTCTTCCCGAAAGAGGCGACGGGTTAGGGTTAGATGATACCGAAATACTTCTGTCGGACGCGGCCCGGAACATTCCCTCTGTTCAGGTCCTTTGGCACCCACGGCTCGAAGACGTTCAGGCCAATGCAACGGTTCCAGACGCCCTTGAGCATTTGGCGCAGCTCACTGGCCGGGAAGTCATACAGCTCCCCTATGAGCCCGGCGACTTCTCCGACCGCATTCACCTTAATGTGGCGGGCAAAGAAGCTATGGTGAATGAGCTTGCAGATGTTTTCTTAGGTATGATTTCCGAGCAACGCTGATCAGCGAATTCCTCCAAGGCGCGCACCGTCGGATCGTAGTGCTGCGCATAGGCACCGTTCTTCCTGTCACGCAGCCGCCGATAGAACTTCAGCTGATCCGGCAGGGCGTCGATCGGGTGGGTCCCCGACCACGCATCCAGCGTGATCGTGAAGCTCTGGCCGTCCTCGGATGCCTCGACCACCGGCACCGGCTTCACCGCGACCAGCGCCGGGCCACGAGCGCGCCAGCATCGCCGAGGATCACAGCGGGGATCAGGACCGTGGCGATATCCCAGAAGCGGGAGGGAATGTCGTCGATGGTGAGCGTCCAGCCAAAAAGCGGATTCAGGATCGAGACTGCGAAGACGGCGGTCCACCAGACGCCGAAGGGCACAACGATCAGCAGCCGGCCGATGCGGGTAGCGCTCCACCGATCGGACTGCTCAGCAAGCGCGATATCCCGCGCTGCCTCGAGGCTGGCGATCTGCTTCTCGGCCGTCAGGCGCTCGCTGTCGTTCTGGGCGGCCAGTCGCAGGCGGTGCGCCTCGAGGAGGGGTTCGGTGAACTTCTCAACGATGCCTCCGGTGAGAAGGCGTAGGATCCAGCTCACGTCGTCCACCGCATACGCTTGGCGATCCGCCACCAGACCAGTCCGACTAGGGCGACCAATCCTGCCGCCGCCTGGCCGATCAAATCGATCATGCCGGGATCATTGCTGATCAAGTGGACAAGTTCGGGGGGCAAGCCTGCCTTTGCCAAATATCCTGCCCCGATATAAAGAGCGATCCGGATTAAAGGTTGCAGTTCACTCATCATGGCTTAGCCTCCAATGCGACCTGCTGCATTGCCGCCGCCCGCGCCAGATCGTGGCGCCTGCGGCCGATCATGTTGATGATTGCGAGGGCCAGCAGGATCCCGCCTCCGATCAGGGCCCACTCCGGAATGTCGGCGAAGGTGATGCCACCGCCGCCTGCCGCCGCAGTTCCACTGGCGGTTTGGGCTTCGCGCTTCGCCTGCTGGGTGGCGCGGTCCTTTTCCTCAATCAGGACAGGACGTGCCTGCGCCCCGGTTCTTTCCGCAGTCATTCGCAGCGCCACAGCCTCGACGCGCGCCACCCGTGCAGACCAGCCGCGCCCGAAGGTGCTCCAGGTGCGCAGGCCGCGCAGGAAGCCCATGCGGACCGCGCACGCGCGCTTGATGGCTTCGACCGGCGTGGCGTCGTTCGCGGCAACCAGTGTCGCCGGGCCCATCTTGCCATCAGCGGTGGCGCCCACCGCGCGCTGCAGCCATTGCACGCCGCGCCTGACGCCGCTGTTCACGGCGGGATCGAGGGCGACAAGATCGACGCCTTGGCGGAGATCGTCGCCGCGCACTGGGTTCCAATAGCGCGCGCGGTAGATCGTCTCCGCTTCGCGCTTGGTCAGGCTCCGGACGTCGTCCTTGGTCACAGGCCCGCCGCGCCAGTCGCGCAGCGTCCCGATGGTGATGCCCATGTTCGTGGCACCGCCCGGGTCCTTCGGGTGATCGACGTAGCCGCCCTCGTGGGCGAAGATTTCCGCCATGCAGGCGGTGAAGTTGTCTCGGGCCATCGCGGGCTCCTTCCGGGCATAAAAAAACCCGCCTGCGAGGGCGGGTGGTGACTTTCTTGATCGAGTTTTGATCGTGCGCTGATGCACAGTCAGCGGTCGGGGAACTTCCGGTCGAGGCGCTCGAGGGTCCTGCCGATGCCGAGCAGGCTTTCCTCGATGCGACCCAGCTGCACGGCTTGCTGTGCTGCCGAGGCGGCCTGTGCCTCGACCTTCACCTCGAGCTTGGCGATCTCGCGCTCGTTCTGTTTGCTCTGCGCGGAGGCCTTCGAGAGAGCCACTTCAATTCTCGCCCAGAGACCGGCCAAGCCCAGGAGCAGTGGCCAGACCGCCTGTATCGTTTCCCAATTCGGCATCATCGCCTGCTCCTTTTTTCTGCTCGTCAATGTGGATTTCCCCGCGCATCAGTTTGGCACTCCCAGCGTCAGGTAATGGATGGCGATGCGGACCGAGCCGCCCGTGAAATTGCCGCCCTGCGCGGTGAGCACGATGGGCGTGTCGGCATAGAACGCCTGCGGGCCGATCACGCCGACGTTCGTGCTTCCCGCAGCGACACCGAGAGAGCCGCCGAACTTGTTGGTCTCGCCTGAAACCCCGCAGTCGTAGGAGGTCGCGCCGGTGATCGTGGTCACGGTCCGCGTCGAGACCCCGAGCACGATGGCGCGGTCCGGGATCTCGACGGTTGAGGTACCCGAGGCACCGGAGAGGCCTGACAGGGTCTGCTCGAGAACCGCCATGCCGGTGGTACCGCCCAGCGCGCCCAGCGCCACGTCGACGCTTCCCCCTTGGGCGAGCAGGCCCATGGCCTCGTCCAGCGGCGTCCAGGCAGCTCCTATCCGCACGACCACCTTGGCCTCATCCTGCACCCAGACCACCCAGCCGGTGCGGGCTGGCAGGCGCACCCACGCGCCGTCGGACCGGAGCGCGATGTCCCCGGCCCAGCCTGACCAGGCACCGGTCGCGCCAGTGGCCACGATGTAGCGCGCGCCCTCGGCGGGCGAGCCGGGTGGCGTCGCGAGGTTGCGGTCGAGGACGGACAGCTGAATGAGCCCGTCGAGCAGCCGCAGGGCCTCGTTGTGGGTGACATGCTTCTGGGCCTGCGCCGCCAGAATGAATGGCAGCAGCAGGTTCGTGGAGGTGTCGGCCATGGGGTGTCCTTCAGAAGTTCAGAGTTACCGTTCGGGTGGTGCCGCGCCCGACGAGCGAGGACAGCTGCGCGATGCGGACATCGAGGGTGTCGCCGGGCCCCAGAGGGGATCCCCAATCCGCCGTCTGCTGGGCAGCGGTGTAGACCGCGCTTGTGTTGGCAACGGTCAAGGTTCTCTTGACGGTTGTCCCGTCGAGGATATCGACCTCATAAGCCTCGCTCGACTCGGACATGGGCACCTCGACCGCCGCCCAGCTGTCGCCGACCAAGGACCGGTCGCGGCGGGTCCAGCGGATGGTCAGGTCGCCCGGCGTGCGCCCGCGCAGCCAAGGCTGCTCGACGTGTCCGACCGAGAAGGGGCGCAGACCGACGCCAGCGGGCGTGAAGGCCGCCGCGACATAGCTGTCGTCCGTGAAGGGCAGCGATGCCGGGCCGATGCGCCAGTTCCATGGCAGGCCGAGGTCCGCTTGTGCCACAGGCATCCGCGCCACCGCCTCGTCCAGCACGACGACGCGGGCACCGGCCACGACGTTCGCCGCCACCGCGTGCTCGGTCCCGCGCTGCCCGCGCAGAAGGCGGGTGAGCCGGTACCGGCCCGTCGCCACCAGCTCGGCGCTGCTGCCCTGCACGATCTCCCAGACGCCCGATGCGCTCTCGATCGCCAGAGCGTTCGCACCGCCGAACAGCGCGAGGTCGGTCACGCTCTCGAGCGTTCCGCTGCGCAGATCGACCACCAGCGCGTTCGCCATGTCAAAGCGCGAGGTGGGCCCTGCCGCGAGGTCGGCGGCGAGTGTGCCGAGACGCGCGCGGGTGCCGAAGGTCTGGAAGACCTCGAAGCCTTCGTCGGAATAGCTGCGCCACACCGCGACGTTCCCGGGCCATGGCCGGGCGAAGGCCGCGATCAGCGGCTGGTAATCCGTTTCCTGCTCGCTCAACTGCGGCACGTCGAGGAACACCACCTCCGTCCCGCCGAACACCACCGGGCGCGCCAGCGAGGCGGCGCGCGGCTGGCCTGGCGGCAGATCGTAGACGACGCGGTCCTGAAAGAGCGTCTCCATCGCCCGTGAGTCGCTGTCGGCCACCGAGACGACGCGCAGCTCGATCAGGCGCTGGTCGTGATCCAGCCGCACCACGTCGCCCGGGTCGATGGCCAGCCGCGATGGCGGCAGGCGGAAGGCTGCGCTCTCGCGGCCCACCCATGCCTCCATCAGCGCGCGGCGACAGCGCCGCTCCGCCTCTTCCGGTGGCAATGCCATCGGGAACGCCTCCGCGCTGACGCGCGACGCCTCCACAGTGATCCTGCGCGCCTCGACCAGCGCCGAGTCGTAGTCCTCGTCCGAGCGCGCCATCTGCCATTTCAGGGCTTGCGGCAGCTCGGTCTCCTGCCCGCGAGTCAACTCGAGCACCTCGCCGTTGTCGCTCTGCGCCGCCACCATGTCGTCAGGGGTGATCGTCAAGACCGGCGCGCGGCCGCGCATCAGAAAGCGGATCATGCCTTCGCTCTCGATGGCGTCGAAGCCGAAATGCCGGGCGAGCGTCGTGATCGAAGTGCGTGGCGATTCCAACGCGCTTATCACGTAGCCCTCGACCGCGCCCCAGAGTCCGCTGACGTCGATGCGTTCCTCGGGCATCCCGGCGCGCAGGCAGAGGGCGCGCACCAAAGCCTGCAGCGAGACAGCACCCAGCCGCCCGGTCAGCCAGTGCCCGAGGCGCCAGTTGGCCCCATCGGTCCAGATGTCCTGCAGCTCGGGAAAGAACGGATAGGGGCGGGCGTCCCACGTCCAGGCCGCGCACTCCGGGATTCGGATCATGCGGTCGCCGTAGACGCTCGAGACCGGGTTGTTCGCGGGCTTGCCCCAATGGTCGAGCGTCGCCTCGAGATAGGCGCGCTGGATGGAGTCGTCGCGCCAGCCCCGCGAAAAGTAGGGCACGAGGCTTTCGGAGGACTTCGGATCGTAGAACACATTCGGCTGGTTGGAGCCCCGGTCGACAGCCGGGCACCCGAACTCGGTGAACCAGAAGGGCTTTGACTGCGGCACCCACGCGGTGGGCGTGCCGCTCTCGACGCCGCCCGGCCGATTGAAGTGCTGGTTGCTCCACCAGCTTCGCAGGTCCTTGTTGCGGAAGACCCAAGGCTTGCCCGCCGCGCCGTCACTGATCGCGGTGCGGTCCTGCTCGGCCCGGTCGGCGGTGCTGGCGTAGAACCAGTCGAAGCCTTCTCCGCCCTCGATGTTGGACTGCAGGTAGCCGCGGTCGTAGATCACCGGCCACTCTTGGGCGTCGAGGTGCTCGAAGCCGTCGCGCCAGTCGGACAGCGGCATGTAGTTGTCGATGCCGACGGAGTTGATGTTGGCGTCCGCCCAGAGCGGGTCGAGGTGGAAGTATACGTCGCCGCTGCCGTCGTCCGGGTGGTGGCCGAAATACTCCGACCAGTCGGCGGCGTAGCTGATTTTCGTGCCCGCGCCGAGGATCGAGCGGACGTCGGCCGCGAGGTCGCGCAGCTGCTGGACTGACGGATAGGTCCCAGCCGCCGACCGGACCTGCGTCAGGCCGCGCATCTCCGAGCCGATGATGAAGGCATCCACACCTCCGGCCGCCGCGCAGAGGTGAGCGTAATGCAGGATCATCCGGCGCAGGCTCCACTCGCCTGCGGAGCCGGTGAAGGTGACGGTCGTTCCTGTGACCGAGAAGTTGGCGGGTGTGGCCGAGCCGAACAGCGCCGCCACCTGTGACGCCGCCGTGGCGGTCTTGTCGACCGTTCCTGTGAAGCCCGCAGCCGGGCTGCAGGTGATCCTCCCGCGCCAAGGGAAGGCCGGTTGCCCAGCGCTGGCGGCGTTGTTGCTGTAAGGGTTCGGCAGCGTGTTGCCCGAGGGCACGTCCATCAGGATGAACGGATAGAAGGTAACGCGCAGGCCGCGGGCCTTCAGCTCCTGAATGGCCTGCGCCACCGATAGGTCGCTTGGGGTGCCGCCATAGACGGGGCGGTTCTCGCTGTCGCGGCTCACGAGGTAGGCGCTCTCGCGTGCCACGCCATTGACCGACCAAGCAGGCGTCGTGCTCTTGCTGGCCACCTCCACGCCCGGGCGCACCTTGCAGTTCCCGGCGCGCAGGTCGTCCCCGAACCATGCGACGACGAGCGAGGTGCTCTCGACCTCGGGAGCCTGCGCCTGAAGACGATCCATCGCGACCACGAAATCCGCCGTGTTGGCCAGAGCGTTCGCGTTCTCCGCAGTCGTGGTCGAGCCCTCGCTCTTCCGGACGATCTGCGTGGCATAGCTGAACTCGCCAGACGCTGGGATGATCGTCACCGCCTTCGTCAGGCCCTCGGCCGTGTCGGGATCGGCGAGCGGGCGGAACACCTCGAAGGAGAGCTGCGGCAGGCGGTTGCCAAACTTCTCAAGCGCCAGTTCCTCGAACACGACGTAGGCGGTGCCCCGATAGGCAGGCGTCGCCGCCGCGCCCATCTTCGCCGCGATGATGGTGTCGGGCAGCTGGTCCTCGTCGCCTGCGTACCAGCGCCAGACCACGCCCTCCATATCCATGGGCTTGCCGTCGGCCCAGATGCGACCGTTTCCGCTGATCGGGCCCTCGCAGATCGCGACCGCGAAGCTGGCGTAGTAGAGGTACTCGGTCGTGGTGACAGAACCGCCGCCACCGCCGCCCTTGCCGCCGCCTTGGGTGGTCGTGCGGGTTTCCTCGCGGAAGTCGGTGGCCCAGATCACGTTGCCGCCCATCCGCATGCGCCCGTAGAGCCGCGGCAGGATTGCGCCCTCAGTCGAGGACGTGATCCGCAGGCTGTCCAGCCGCGCGCCCTCCATCCGCTGCCCTGGCACCAGCGACGACACGATCCAGCTGTCCACCACCGAGCCGATCGAGGAACCGATAAAGCCGCCGATGGCTGCACCGGTGAAGCCAAGAACGGTGCCAGAGATCAGGGAGCCGCCGATGGCGGTGCCGACGGCTCCGAGGACAAGAGTGGCCATGGTTCAGGGGTTCTTTCTGCGGACGCGCTTGGGGCGCGGGAAACGGAAGGCAAATGCGATACGCCGCCGCCAGGCATCTGTGAGAGGTTCCTCGACCACGCCAAGGCGGTCGTAGGAGTGCACGAAGCGGTCAGGGGCGGTGAGGATCCCGACGTGCTTGGCGATCGCACCCCGGCGCATCCGGAAAAGGATCATGTCGCCGGGCCCGGCGCTCTCGACCGGGATCCCGATCATGGCTTGCGCGGCGCCTTCGAAGAGCACCTCGCGCCGCCCGGTCTCGCCCCAGTCGCGGCTATAGGGCGGCACCGGCACCGGCTCCGCGCCCACCACGTCGCGCCAGACGCCGCGCGCCAGCCCGAGGCAGTCGCAGCCCACGCCCTTGAGGCTCGCCTGGTCGTGGTAGGGCGTGCCGAGCCACGCGCGCGCGGCCGCCACCACCGCGTCCGGATTGGCCGGGCGCGGCGCGCTGCGTCGAGTTGCGGTGGTCATAGAACGTTGCCCTCGTGCCCACCGTCCTTGGTGGCGTAGCGGATGATGGAGTCTTGGCCAGGAATGTGCGGGAAGCCCCGGAAGTTCACGATGTTGGCGAACTTCTCCCGGCAGGTCTCCGCGCGCTTGTCGCAGCCCGCGCGGATCACGAAGGCATCGCTCGCCGTGATCGGCCGCACCGGGGCCTCGAGCAGGGTCACCATCACGATGCCGCTCGACACCTCGTGCAGCATGATCTCCGCCAGCCGTCCGTCGTTCGCCCCGGACGTCCACTCGACCGTGCCGCTCGAGAACCAGCCGTCGGCGAAGGTGCCTATGCCAGAAGCGAGAAAGGCGCGGTCGCGCAGAAGGTCAGTGACAGAGCCGGTGCCCTTAAAGGTCGCGGACTCGAGGTTGATCCCGCAGCGCGCATCGCCGAGTTCGGCGTCGCAGGTCGCCTGGAAGGTGCGCCCGACCGTCTGGCCGAGCACATGGGCCATGCTGCGCACCTCGGCCACAAAGGCCAGCCGGCCGCGCCTGATCTGGCCGATTGCCCCACGCCGCAGCAGCACCCGCTGCGCCGTGTCCTGCCAGTTCACGCGCCATACCTCGACCGACGCGTTGTCCCAGCGGCCGTCGAGAATGTCGGTTTCGGTGATCCTGTCAGAGGAAAGCACGCCCTCGGCATCTTGAGCGTCGACCGCCAGGTCAGAACCGGAACGGATTTCCGATGCGACAAGTCCGCTCTCCGACTCGAATGACGTACCATCGAATGTCAAAGCGCGGTCGTGATCGGTGAATCCATAGTCCACTCCATCGGCTCGGGTGATGCGCCAGCACCAAGCTAGCGTCGTCGTCCCATCGGCCAGATGGCTTTCAAGCTCTCCCAGAGTCTTCATCAGACCGCCGCCACGCTGGCGAGGGCCGCGACTTCACCAGCGGTCAGGCCAGAGGTGCGGGTTGTTGGCGCGCCGACGGTACCGCTTTCTGGCACGTTCACCGGGCTGTTGGCGTCGAGCGTGATGGTGCCGCCGGTCCTCACAATGCCATTCGTCCCGCGCAAGATTGCCCCATTTGTCACGGTGAGGCTTCCGGCCCTGAGGTCAATTCCGGTTGAGCTCCCTTTGTAGCTGAAATCGTCCAGCGACACTGTCCCGCCTTCGACCAGAAGTGAAACGCCGCCCCATCCAACCGAGCGATGCGACTTCACTGAAACGTCCGCTTTGATGCGCAGAGGGCCATTATGGTTGTGGACAAACCCGGTAGTGAGGCTCGGCGTATCGACGCTGATCTCGGCGCTGTCTGCCGTGCAGCGGTCCAGTTCGACCACAGATGCAACAGACGCGGCCCCGAGCCGGACGAGCATATCCACGTCGGCATTGCCTTTAAACGTGCATCCCTTGAGCTTGAATGTGCCGGTGCCGATGGTCACGAACCCCTGCTTGTAATTGTCCACAAGGTCCATGTCGGTCAGGATTATGGTTTGACCGTTTCCGTGAGGCGCGACGCCATCGCCACGACAATGGTATGCCCGCGACCCTCCCAGGCTGATGAACGTAACGTTGCCGCCATTCGTGTTCACGCCATCATCGCCAGCGTCGAAGTATTCGCAGGTGCCGAAATCTGTCCAGTGGACATTGTTTCCGAAGTACACGCCGTCGCTGTTGCCGCTGCGCCCAAATCTGGAGCCCTTCGACGCAACTGTGCAGCGATCAGCCCCGACAACATTGCTGCGCCCGAAACAAACCTCAACGCCATCGAAAGCCGCTACGCCTCCGGTGATCGAGATTGACACGTCAGCCGTCGGCACCTCGTAGCTTTTCCCGGTGATCGAGGAGCCGTAAGGATGAATGTAGATGCCCGCGCCTTCGCTGCCGGTGCCGTGCCACCAAGCTCCGGCATTTGCGCGAACGTCGGCTTCGTCAGCCGCCGGGTCCATCCGGCCCGGCACCACATCATCGACACCCATGCGTGTGATCGCGCCGTCGCTTGCCACCTCCCACATGCCGCTCGGGTTGGTCGCGGTCGCCAGGAAATAAACGTTAGCGTCGGCTGCGGTCGCGGACCAGTCCGCAGCCGGTCGGTTCTCGGCCGACCAAATGCGCGCATGTGTCTCTGTGTCGCCGTCCTCCGCGTATCCGATGAACTGCACGCCTACCGTCGAAATGCCCGACGCCAAGCGGTGCGGGGTATCACTTTTGCGGCAGAAAACCCGAGCTGCGCCACCTCCGACGGCAGCGGCAACAGTGGCAAGTGGCGATCCGCTGGACCCGCTGTTGCTGTCGTCGCCGGTTTCAGGATCGACATAGGCTGTCGCCACGCCCGCCTCGCCCAGCAAGTCGTTGACGGACGCAGGGGCGGTGATGAACGCTGGAACGCCAGAGACATTCACGCCCAGCCATAGGTGGGTCAGCGTCACCGGATTAATTGCGGTAATAGGTGCTTGATCTCGGTTATCAACGCGGATCGATGCATAGGCCGGGTCAGCGCCTCCCGCCGCCGCCGCCGAGATGCGCTTCATGTAGAACCCGCCGCCCAGGTAAACGCTGCCGCCAACATTCGTGGAAGAGCCGCCGGGCAGGCCGGTGTGAGGTGACACGCTGACGCCCCGAAGCGGTGCGCTCGCCTTGTAGATGAGGGTCAGCTCGTCCGAAGCGTCAGCAACGCCCGTCAGGTCAACCCGGCCCTCTACGATGTTGCCAGCGGGAACCGTGATCGTGCGGCCAGCCATCACCGATCCGGTGCCGACGATTTGCTGAACTTTGTTGATGTTGTAGATGTTTCGTGCCGCCGCCTTGTCCGTGAGCGCCAGCATGCGCGCTGCTGCCGCGTTTGCGCTTTCTTCGTTCCCGTAGAGAAGCCGCCCGCTCGTGTTGAGCTGTGGCATCCGAAGCACCGTGTCCACTCCCGAAGTCGTGTTTCTCATGCGAAGGCGGAAGGCGTTGAAGCTGCCGTTCAGGGTGATCGAGCGCGTGGCCCAGATACCATTCCACTCGTTCACTGGGGCCGTTTCTGTGGTAAGGACGGCATTGGAGGCATCGCGCTGTTCCAGCGTCATGTTGTCGAGGACGCCACTTTCGACTTGGATAATAACGTCAACGACCGTCGCGCCGACTTGATCCAGCTTGGGCCGAAGGTAGAACCAGCAATCGCCAGCACCCGCCGCCATCGTGTAGGTGGCGTGATCTGTTTGGATCACGTCCGCATCGAAGAAATTTCCCGAAGGGCCTTCCGTGGCCAGCGCCCCCAGGTCCACCTTGTCCTCGTCAAGAGGCTGTCGGAAATTGGCCTGCAAGTAGGCGAGCGTCGGATAGGTGCGCAGCGCCGTGGTCACGGTCGAGGCGTCGATCCGGCGGTGCAGGTGGTAGAACTGATCCGCCGTCGCCCCCTCGACAAAGAAGTATTGCCCATTCGCGACCGCTGCGCGGCCGGTGGCCTCGTTGGGGTAGATCGCGCCAGCTGCATGAGCAGCCGCTGCGCCTGCGGAAACTTCTGCTGCGTCAGCTAGCGCCGCGGCAACGTCCGCATCGGCGCTTGATTTGGACGCCCAATGTTTCGCCGAATATCGCCCTGCCTCGACCTCGACGTCCTCCAGATTCTCCGCCCACTCTTCGGCCTTAGCGAGCGAGTTCGCCACGGCGGTGTCGACAGCGCTTTGCGCGCCCAAGCGCTCTTCTAGAGCCTTGGCAGCGTAATGCTTTGCCGAGAACTCGCCGCTTTCTACCACCGTGTCTTCCGGTGCATTCGCCCATGCCTTTGCCTTCGCGACGAGTGCCTCGAATTGCGTCAGATCGTCTGGCTCACTCGTGGGCCCGTCGATCAGGCTGGAAATATCGAACGGACCAACCTGATCTGGCACGACCACCCGGAAGTACCGGTCCGCGTCGGAAAGAGGCGTCATCACGAGATAGCTTCCGGCCATCACAGCGGTGTCGATGTCGCCTTGCGCGTCGGTCGCCACAATGAACGGATCGTCCAGCACCACAGAGGAACCTTGCGCCACTGTCGTGCGGCGCTCCCGAAACCACTTCAGCGACTTGTTCGGGAAGGGCGATCCGTTCGGCGTGCGTAGTGTGCCGAAGACTTGGCGAAGCGTGTCGGTCGTCATGGAACCTCCAAAAGCGAGAAGCCCACCGCCCAGCGCGGGCGACAGGCGGTCTGATTGCCGAGCGAGTGACCGCTCAGCGGATTTCGATAAGGGGGATCGAGGTGATCGATCCGAGTCGCTCGATGTCCAGCGTGACGTCCATTAGGTCCGAGTCGAAGCGCACCGGCACGTCAAACTCAAAGCCCGCGGTCACAGCCGCGCCCAGCGCGGGCGGCGACGAGAAGGTGACGATGCCGGTTGTGGCGTTGACCGACCAGCCCGAGAACTGCTCGACGCCGCCCACCGCGACGCGGACCGAGCCTTCGACCGGCTTCTGGATCGTCCGCCACCAATAGTGCTCGTCGGTGCCGTAGCGCTTGCGCAGCTGGAAGGTGCTCAGCGCGCCGGTGCCGGTGCCGAGCAGCTGGTCCTCGTCCGAGACGGCGCGCGAGGGCAGGCTGCTCTTGTAGTCGGCCCAATCCTTGAACCGGAAGCCGTAGAGCCGCCCGAGACGGGCCTCGAAGAACTCGACCACCGCGTGCAGGTCGTCCGCGCGGCGGATGCCGTAGGAGACGTCGTAGCGGCGTCGGGACGCCGACCAGGAGGCGTTGCGCTCTTCGCGCCCAGACGCGAGCTCCACGATCTGCGTGCGGCGCTGTGGCCCGCCCCGGGCGCCCCGGCTGATGTTGTCCGGGAACCGAACCTCGTGAAACGCCATTACATGCCCCTCCGGCCCATGGAGACCGCGCGGGCGATATCGGCCGCGACTTGCGTGTGGCTCTGCCTGAAGCTCTCGACGTCGCGCGCGTTGATGTTGACCGTGACGCCGCCACCGCCGCCGTATCCGCGCGCCTCACGCCGGGAGAGCACGCGCTCGCCGCGCTGCAGGATCGCCGGGACCTCGTCCGATTTCAGACCGGCCCAGCCGCCCTCGTGCATCCGGGGCGCGTTGGCGAAGGCCATGGCCGGAACCATGCGGGACGAAGCGGCGCCTCCTACCATGCCGCCCGAGTGCAAGACATTCGCGAAGATGCCACCGAGGTTGCCCAGCGCGCCGCCGAGCGCATTGGCGATGGGGCCGAGGATGAACTTCCGCGCGCCGAGCTTGGCGAGGTCCGCGATCATCGATGTGACCAGACCTTTGAAGTCCAGCTTGCCGGTCTTCACGAAATTGCCAATGGCGTCTTCGGCACTTTGAAACGCGCTCACCAGCACGTTGCCCACGTCTGCACCTATATCGCGGGCTTTGTCCGCATATTCGCTGAGCGCATTCGCCACCGCCTGCCACCCGGTGGCTGCTGCATCTGCACCCTCGGCCGCGTCGGCGCCCGCCTGACGCGCGGCACCACCTGCGCGGCCTGCCTGTTCCTCGGTTTCCTCGAGCGCGCCGTTGAATCGGTCGGCCGAGTCCGCAGCGCTGTCGAGCGCGGCCGCGCCTTCCTCGCCGGTGCCTGAGACCGCGTCCTTGAGCGCCTGCCAAGCAGTCATGGGGCGCGAGGCGGCGTCTGACAGCATTCCAGCGGCCTCAGAATAGCCGGAGGCCCGACCGCGCGCGTCGTCGGCCATTCCTCCGAAGAGGTTCGGCGAGTCGACGTAGGTTTGGCCCATCGCCGCGCGGAAGGCTTCACCAGCCGCATTGCCCGCCGCTGTGGCTGCGCCCGCAAACGGATTTTCCGCCCTGCCAAGCTGAACGGGGTCCAAGAGGCCAAGGCTCAGGCCGCCTTCGGGCTGCATCCAGTCTGGCAGCGAGGCCAGCGCGTTATTTAGCCCGCTCAGGAAGTTGTTGATCCGGTTCACGACGCCGTTCAGCATCGACTCGATCCCACTGATCAGGCTGTTCGCCGCTTGGAAAGCGAAGTCGCCGATCGCACCTGGCAGACTGCCCCAGATCGCCTTGACCGCGTCGAAGGCTCCTTGAAACGTCCCGGCCGCGCTGTTGCCCCAGCCCACCACTGCGTCGGTCGCAACCTGCAGGCCGTCGTAAATCACCGCCTGCGCCGAGGCCCATCCGGATTCCACGCGCGCCCAGGCGGCGCTGGCGCTCAGCGAGACGCGGTTCCAGACCTCGACCGCCACGTCCTTCAGCAGGCTCATGGCGTTGCCGAAGCCGCCAGCGCCCGAGACAAGTCGGGTGAACTGGTAAACGAGCTCGCCCGCGCCGACGATCAGCGCCCCGATGCCGGTGCGGATTAGCGCACCGCGCAAGACGACCAAGCCCGTCGCAAGGCCTTTCACCGACAGCGCGGCGGCGGCAAGCCCGGCCACCCACCGGCCCGCGAGGAAGGCAGCGAAGGTGGTGGCGTAGGTCGTCAGCCGACCGAGGTTCGCGAAGAGGCCCTGAATAGCCATGCCCAGCGGCCCGGTGGTGCGCGCCATGGCCGCCATGGCATCCGCAACCGCCTCGAGCGCGGGCGCGGCAGCAACCGCCAGCTGGTTCGACACACCGCGCCAGATCAGGCCAAGGCGTGAGATCGCGTCGTTGGTGCGCTCGATCTGGTCGGCATCCTGCTCGGAGACGACGATGCCGAAGTCCCGCACGTCCTGCGTCGCCTGGCGCAGCGTCTCGGTGTCGATCCGCGACATGGCGATCGAGCCTTCCTCGCCGAAGATTTGCCCTGCCACGGCGGCGCGCTCTGCTTCTGGAACGAACTCCGTCATGGCCGCTGACACCGCAGCGATCCGCTGATCGAGTGGCATGCCCATGAGCGTCTCGGCCGAGAGGTTCAGCCGGTCCAGCGCGGCCGCCGCAGGGCCACCAGAGGCTGCGGCTTGGCTCAGGCGTCGGGTCATGTCCTTGGTGGCCTGCTCGATCCCAGACATGGACACGCCAGCAAGCTCGCCCGCGCGCTCGAGGACCTGCAGGCTTTCGACCGTCGTGCCGAGGGACTGCGCCAGCTTCGCCTGCGCATCGACCGTCTGCAGCCCGGAGCGGATCATGACAACACCAGCGGCGGCGACAGCAGCGCCAGCGGCCGCGGCGAAAATGCGAGCGCGCCGGGTGAATGCAGCAAGGCGGGCGTTGGCCGCGTCGATCTCGGTCGACAGGCGGCGCATGCCACGGCCGCCCGCTTCCCCGATGCCCTGCAGCTCCGCCTTGACCTGTCGTCCGCCTACGGCCGCGAGCCGCACGAACACGCGCTTTTCACTCATTCTGCCCTCCGATCCGTTCGTTGACTCGTTTCACCATCACCGCCTCGATTTCGGGCAGCATCTCCATCGCCGCGAGGCCGTTCACGCCCAGCGCCCGCGCCATTGCCAGCGCGGCTCCCATGTCCCAGCCGAGGATTGTCTGCTGCGTTGCCCGCAGCTGGCCGCCGAGGCGTCCGACGAGGTCCCAGACCTGCACGCCCTCGAACGTCCATGGCCTGTTCAATCGCGCCGGGCACTCCGGGCACGGGCCTTGGCAGGCTTCGCAGTACCGGTCGCCCCCGCTGAAGTGCCAGTCAGCGAGAGCGCGGAGACGTTTTTTTCCTGTTCCAGAATCAGCGCCTTCGCGACGTAGCCCTCCTGAAACGCCTCGAAGATCGGCCAGATATCGAGCAGGGCGTCGATGCCTTCTGGAGAGAGATCGAGCGTCTCGCCGTCCGCGTCGCCGACGCCTTCCCATTCCAGCACGGCGCGCCGCGCCAGAGCCTTGGCAAAGACCAGTGCGCGATCCTCGTTCGTCGCGCCTTCGGGAAGGGCCTCGATGGTCGGATCGTTTCGGGTCGTCACCATCAGGGCGGTGGTGAGCGGGAGCAGTCGCACCCGCACGCCAGGGGAGAGATCAAGCCAGCGCGGCGCGTTCGAGAGGTCAAGCTTCAGCATGATCAGTAATCCTCTACGTCGTTGATGAGCTCGACGGTGCACATGCGCCCGACGATGCTGTCCTTTGCCGCCTGCCAATCGAAGGTGGCCTGCACGCCCTGCGGCCCGCCGATCTCGACGCGCGGGCGCGGGAGGTAAACGGAGTGCACGGTGAAGGTAAGGCTTTCGCCGGTAGGCAGACTGTAGGCGAACTCAAGCGCACAATCGGTGCCGTTGATCGCCTGGTCCATCAGCGTGGTGTCGGCAAAGCGGACCTCCATGCTGCCGGAGAGCATTGCCATCGACGGATCAGCCCCGTCGATCTTGCCGTCGGCGCGGATCGTCTCGATGCGGTCGAGGTTGTTGGAGTAGGTGATCTGGGTCGAGACCACGTTGCCCAACGCCACGCCGTCGCGCTTGATCGAGCCATTGAAGTGCCCGAAGCGCAGCAGGCTGATATCGGTCGGCGTGCCCGCGCCGGTGGTCGTCGCCGGGGTTTCGCCCTGCGCCACGAGGCTGACGGATGCGGTCAGCAGGCCGGATCGCTGCATCTGCCAGGACAGCTGGTCCACCACGCAGCCCGCGTACATCGCGAAGCGCGGCACCTCGGGCGTGCCGATCTCGATGGAGAGGCTCGGAAGAGTCCAGCCGCCCGAGCGGAACTCGTGGGTGTAGGGAGCCTCCGCGCCGGTCGTGATCGGATCGCCGAACGCCGCCTTCAGCCAGTAGCCGAAGCCGTTTGCGTCGATCGGGACGACCACATCGCCGTCGGCGGTGAGCGCGTCCTTGATCGGCGCGAGCGGATCCCGGCCATAGCCGAGAAGCTCCGACTCGAGCAGTGGTTGCTCCGCGCCAAGCGTCGAGCTGGCGAAGGGCATCTTGAAATAACCGCTCGCGGGCGGCGTGCCGTAGACGGATTCGTAGGCGAGCGCCATCTGCGCCCGCGCTCCTTGTGCGCGTGCCATGTCCTGTGTTCCTTTCGTGGGTCAGAGAAGGGGATCGGGGGTCCCGTAAGTGAGAACGACCGGAATGGTCGCGGCCTTGAAGCCTTCGGCTCCCTCAATGGCCAGATTGATCGGAGCAGGTGATTCCCCGATGGCATAGTCGCAGAGACCGCCGAGCGTGCGGTCCGCCTTGATGGCGGCGTGGATAGCCAGCTTCAGAGCGTCGAAAGCGGCCTCGAGCGCGGCCTCCTTGCCCTCGACCACCACGTCGACCTCGGCGCGGTGCTCGTAGACGTAAAGGGGCGGCGACATCAGAGCCTCCGGCGTGCCCGGGTTTCCGTCGCGCAGGATCATGACGCCCTTGGCAGGCACCCGTTCGGGCAGCACCGAGTTGCGCAGCAGCTTGGCCCCTATGGGCAGATTCGTCGCCAGCGCGGCGTTCAGCGCTTGCAGGACGGCTTCGCTCTTGCTGGGCATCAGGTGCCTTCCTTCCAGTTCGAGACGATCAGACCCGGTACACGGTTCGCCCAGGCTTCGCCGTCGCGGGCGAGGTCGAGCCGCTTGCGCAGATTGACCTGCGGCACGAGGATGAAGATCGGAACCGTCGCGACGCCGCGCCCGGTCTTGGACCGGGACGCCACCGCGCGGCCCTTGGTGTTGAGGCGCGATTCTGCGACCAAGAGGCTCGGCGCGCCGCGGCGATAGATGAAGCGCAGCTGCAGGCCGGTCCGCTGTTCCCAGCCGCCCGGCGTGATCCGCTTGTTTCCGAAGCCCTTGGCACCAGCAGCGGGCGTGGGGATCGCGAGATAGAAGCCGCTCTTGGACCGGATCATCGCGCCCCGCTCGAACGCGCCGATAGGCTCCGGCGCGTTTGTCCAGACCATCGTCGCCGCGTTCAGCGAGGCCATGCCCTTGGGATAGACCGCCGAGCGGATGGTGCGGGCGAGGCGCGTGCCCAGCCCTGCGCCGAGGATTTGTCCGCGCCAGTCGTTCTTGAGACCTGTTCCGGCCTCCGCCATGGCGCGGGAAACGGCGCGCTCGCCATCGGCGGTGACCTCGCGCATCTGCTCGGCGATATCGCCGATGATGTTGTGGTCGATCCTCACAGCGGGCGCCCCTCGGCCGACCAGACCAGGCGCTCGCGGTCACGTACAGGCTCGGAGCGCACCTCAAAGACCTCGCTGGCGATCTCGATCGTGTCGCCTTTGGAGAGGCTCGGCACTTCCGAGACGCGCAGGTCGAGGGTCAGTGTATCCGTCACAAAACGGCTGTCGCCGAAGTTGGCCAGCTCGTCCGGTGCTTTTCGGATGGCGCGCACGGGTACGCCGGAGCCTTCGCCGCCCGCCCGGTAGAGAGCGTCGACAGCCATGTTCGGGTCCTCGAACAGGAGATCGATGGAGACGGCGAAGGCGTTCATGATCAGGCCGTCACGCCCGCGCCGTTCAGGCGCACACGACCGGTGGTCTCGCCAGCGCCCGAGCCGACAGCAGCCACTGCCACGCCGATCAGCTTGTTCGTGCTGGCGGTCGTGGTGCAGGCGGTGCCGGTCCAGTAGACAAGCGCGCCAACGGTCCAGGCTTGTGACCCTGCCTTGGGCAGATCGTAGACGCCGGTCAGGTTGATGACGCCCTGCGCGCCGTTGGCGATCGCACCGGCCGCCACGCCGAACAGGCTGCCGACGAGGACACCGGCGCCCGACGCAATGTCGGCACCGGCAGTGATGGTGAGCGTATCGCCCGCCGCTACAAAGTTCTTCATGGGGTTTCTCCCGCTGAGTGTGAGGTGGGAGCCGGGCCCGGTGGTGGGCCCGGCGTCAGTTCAGGCTTATGCCGGAGCAGCGCCCGCGTTCTTGAACAGGCCGCGCCAGTCGATCGCCTTCGCGGCGAAGTCGTGCCGCGCCTTGATCTCCATGCCGTCGACCTCGAAGCCCATGCGGGTTTCGGTGAAGACGCCTTCCTGGCCGTCGAGGTACGCATATTCGACGGTGTCGATGCGCGACGGATCGGCGGCGAGGAACCACGGGTCCTGACCGGACGACGGGATGAGGCGCGGTTCCTCGATCACCTGCATGCGGCCCGCGTACGGGTTCACATCGGCGGTGCTCGAGGGCGTGGTTGCAGTGATCTGCTTGCGAGCCTCGACCGAGCGCTGACCTGGCGGCACGATGATGTACTGCGGCAGGATGCTGATCTTGCGACCCTCGATCCCAGTCTGCTGCGCGAACTTGCGGTAGGCTTCCGAAAGCGAGGTTTCGCCGATCACGCCAGCGGTACCGAGGTTGCCGTGACCTGCGTTGAAGAGGTTCACGCCATCGGCCATGGCCGGGTTCTGCATCAGGATCGCATAGACGATGTCCGATTCCAGATCGGCCGCCGAAGCACCGAACGCAGCCGGGACGCGGGTGAAGGCGTCCAGGTCGTCGTTGATCAGCGTCTGGCGCGTGATCGAGACGATCCGGCCATAGGTCGCCAGCGCGTAGACCTCTTTGGCCTCGCCGATGGTCCCGTACTGGAACTCACCGGATTCGAGCACCTTCTCGAGGTCGGGCGCGCCGCCCAGCTGCGTGCGCTGCACCGGCTTGAAGTCGGTGATCGTCGCGCGCCGCGCCCAGGCACCGAAGGTGCGCGGGGTGCCGTCGTATGCCGCGCGCAGCGTCTTGTTCGCGACGTTCGCGAGGATCGCCGGGAAGTCGCTGGTCGAGTGATAGCCGACAGAGGCGCGCGCCTGGAAGGCAAGACCGGCCAGTTCCATCTTCGACATGCCGCGCGTGCTGACACCAGCGCGGTCGAGGGCGTGACGAGCCATTTCGATCAGCGAAAGGCCCCGGAATTCCCGACCATTCGCGGTCAGCTCGTGCCGACCGGGATTGTGGCGGTGCATCAGCGCTTCCGTCATGGCGTCGCGGTACTGCACCTCGCGCTCGCCGGTGCCGCGCGCCTGAGCAGGGGCGGGTTCGGGTGTGCGACCAGCAGGGTCGGTCTCGACCAGCTTGTCGAGGATCCGCGAGCGAGCCTGATCGAGCGAAATGCCGTCCCGGATCAGCTGGTCGCGAAAAGCCGGTTCAAGACCGTGACGCGAGCAAAGTGTGCCGATCTCTGAGGAGCGAGTGCGCTCTTCTGCGCGGATCGCTTCTGCGTCGATCACCGGCGCTTGCGGGGCGGTGGACGCCTCGGTGGTTTGGGCGGCGCGGGTCTGTTGGCCCGTGTCGTTGCGGACGGCCGTCGTTTCATCACCGGCCGCATTGGGTTTGTCGTTGGGCATCTCTGCCTCCTTTCCAGAAGCCGCATTTGCGGCAGTTGTGTCGCGCCGGGTGATGACGCAGGGGTTGCGGGTCTCTCGTCCGGATTGCTCCGAGCGAATTGTCGCGCCGGGATCGGCGGGCATTGCGACCGCCGAAATCTCATAGGGTTCCCAATCGACGGCGCGCCAGAGCTCGCGAGCGCCGTCCGTCTTGGTGATCTCGTAGCGGTGCACGCGGTAGCCGACCGAGACCTTGTTGATGGTGCGCTCGAGGATGCGCTGAATGGCAGGTTCCGCGTCCTCGGCGCTGGTGAGGCGGATTTTCGCGGTGCCCTGGCCGTTCTCGACGCGCACGGAGCCCGGAACGACCGATCCGAGGACATTGGACACACCGCCCCAAGTCTGGTGGCTGTCCAGGAAGGGTGCGCCTTCGTTGAGACGATCGAGCCGGATCGAGTTGCCGTCGACCAGCAGCTCTTCGTCATATTCGACGCGCTCGTCCCAGCCTTCCCAGCGCGCGCGCTGGACCGTGGCCCCGGTCGTCCAAATGATATCAATGGTGCGCTCGGCCTCGTTGATCGTGTCGGCGCGCACCATCGCCTCCCGCCCGATAAGGGGCAGGTCCAAGGTATCTCTCGGCATGTGTATTACTCCGTTGCAGGCTCGCGCGTGGGCGCGGCGTTGGGGTCGGCGGTCTGGACGAGACCAGCCTTGGTGACCTTTCGAGGGTCAGCGTCAAAGACGAGTTCGAGCTCGTCCATCTTCGCATTGAAGTCGGCGGCTTCTTTGAGGAGCTCTTCGGGATCGTAGCCGCGCCGCGCGATCTGCTGCGGGATAGTGGCAAAGCCGGAGCGCACCTCGAGCAGGTCTGCCTGCGCGTCCTGTAGCGGGTTCACGCTTTCAAAGCGGGTCGGGCCCCACTCGGCGAAGATTTCAACGCCGCGCGGCAGCAGGCCCTCGTCCTGGGCATACTCGATGAACCAGCCCCAGATGCGCTCGCAGAACATCGGAATGACGGTCTGCCACTGGATTTGCTCGATCATTCGGCGGAACTCGTTCAGCCCAGCGCGCGTGCTCGAGAAGTTCGCTTGGCTCATGTCGCCGGTCATCAGCGCGTAGGGGACACGAAAGCCCGCCGAAATCAGATGCTGCTGGCCGCGCAGCCACTCACCGATGCCGCCCGTCGAAGTGGGCTGGTTGAACTTGATGTCCTTTCCGTTGCGGGCATAGGCGATCAGGCCCGGCTCGAACTGCTCGATCCGATGGCCTTCGGCGTCCTCGACTGAAGGCGCGATGCCCTGGTCCGCTTCCTCGGCCCCGAATACGATGCCGACGAGGCAGGCTTCCGTCTTCTTTCGGACCAGCTCGGCGGTCTGCCAATCGTCCAGATCACGGATGTGCCGCATGGCGGGCGTGCCCCATGGGACGCCGCGGGACTGGACGCGCTGGCGCTCGAAGAGGTGTGCCACGCGCTCAGCCGGGATCCGGATTGACTCGAAGCGCCGACCGAACACGGTGACCGTGCCGCCCGGGTGATCCGGGAACAGCCAATAGCCGGAGCGCCGACCGTTGCGGTCAAACTCAATCCCCTGGTCGATGCGCACGCCATCCGGACGGTTGTCCATGCGCGCGGCGTCCAGATGATCGGCCTCCCTCAGTTCGATCTGAAGCGGCACCAAGCCCGGCCCGCGTCTGTTCGTCGGACGGGCAAGCGCAAACACCTCGCCACCCTCGATCATTTCGCGCACAGCGAGGTTCAGCAAGCCGTGAAAGTCGGTGTGGCCGTGGCGGTCGCAGTTGCGCGACCAATTCTTCCACAGCGCATCGACGCGCTCGTTCAGCGCCGGGTCACTGGTGGCGGCGCGTGGCCGGATTCCGGTGCCGACGATGTTGTTGACCAAAACCTGCACAGCCTGGGCGGCCATGGGGTTGTTGCGGACCAGATCGCGCATTCGGTCGCGCAGGATAGGCCCAGCGCCCGCGATTTCCTTGTCGGCGGAGTTGCCAGTGGCCCGCCAGCCGTCCGTCCCGCGCCCCTTGGATGCGGATTCGTAGCCGCGTTTCCGCTCGATCGCGTCACGAGCATAGAGCCGTCGCAGCGCCGCTTCGGGCGAAAACACTGCGACGGCTCTGTCGATCAAGCCATAACGCAAGGGAGGAGGAATGCGCTTGGCCATCAGGACCTCCGGAAGCTGGCAAATCCAGCGATTGGCAGTTTCTTTCCAGTCTGAGACGCGAGATCAGCCTCGATCGTGGCGATGATCTGCCTCATCTCGTTCAGGGACCGGTACTTCGTGGTTTTCCCGTCGTAGCTGACCTCGGTGACGCCGGAGGCGTAGGCCCGCTTGATCGCGTCGAGTTGTGCCTGCGTGAATCCAGCCATTTCAGAACCATTTCCTGCCCCGCGAGCCCATCCATTCGGACGAGCGGCGCGGCTGCTGCTTCGTTGATGGCCGGTTCGGAACGCCTGCTGTTGCAGCGATATCCACCCGGCCGGTGTTGATCTGTTCTTCGAGCTGTTCCCAGCGTCGATCGTCCCAGCGGTCGAGCCCCATCAGCCAAGCGGAGGCGCGCGCGTAGACGCGACAGTCCAGCGCCTCGTTGCGGTCCCGCGTCTTCTGCCACTCAAGCTTCTGAAAGCCCTGCCGGGTCTTGATGGTCATCAGCTGCTCGGCGGTCAGCTGCTTCATCCATTCGGCGGGCGTTCCCTTCGGGATGTGGATATAACCGGTCGGCCACTCCGATCCCGCGGCAATGTCCTCTTCAGTCGGCGCGTTCAGGCGCAGGAAGCGATAGGTCTCGCTCTTGAAGACCGCGCCTGCGACCTTCCAAAGTTGAACACCGCGCCGGAGTTTGCGGCCACCTTCGGTCGTCTCGACATAGGTCGGTCCGTCAACTGGCGTCGATCGGTCAAAGCCCGCCACGCCCTTGACCGCGATCACCTGGCCGCGCCCGACCGAGCGCACCCAAGAATAGACCGCGTCAGTCGTCACGCCGTCACCGGAGTCGATCGCCATTCGGGCCAGCGCCATGTTCGCGCCGCCCTCGTGCGGCCAGGTTGTGTTCAAAAACTCCGTCAGCTTTGCCCAGATTTCAGGCCGCGCCGTGTCGCCCTCGATAACGATGTGATCGACCAACCAAGAGCGCAGGTTCCGGCCCCAGCCCCAAACGTCGATCTCGATGCGGTCGCGCTGCACGTCCGCACCGCCTGTGAGAACCAGCACGCCTTCCGGTGCCATGCCAAGCTGCCAGTCCTCGCGGCGATCATAGAGCCGCTGCCAGTCAGGCGCTTCGCCTTTTTCCTGCCAAGTCTCGCCGAGAACTGTGTTCTTCAGCGTCTTCATAGCGGCATCATTGCCCACCGCCTGCTCCCATCCTCGAGCGATTTCTTCCCACGATAGCCAGCCAAGCGGCGAATAAAGCCCGCTGATATGGTATCCGACCACCCCGGCCGCCTTCGCGTTGGCGATCGTTTCCGCGTCAGCCGTTGGCATCCAACATGCTCCGCTGGCCTCGTCCATCATCGCGGTCTTGTGCCGCTCCGCGATGGGCTCTTCGCAGTGTTCGCAGATGTAGCGCGCCGTTTCCGGCTGGCCCTTCTCCCAGCGGAGGCGCTCGAACTGCAGCCATTGCATGCCACCACAATGCGGGCAGGGCACGTGGTAACGCTGCTGTTCGCTCATTTCGTACTCCCGCTCGATCCGCGACAGGCCCTTTATCGTGGGCGTCGAGGCGAGGAACACCTTGCTCCTATGTCCAAAACTGATGGTGCGCGCTTCCGCGAGTGCGATCGGATCGCCTTCCCCGTCGAGGTCGCCCGGATAGGCGTCCACCTCGTCCAGGAACACCCAGCGCGCGGGCATCGAGCGCAGACCGACCGCACTGTTAGCGCCAGTCAGGATCAGCTGCCCGCCCGGGAACCGCTTTCCGAGGATCGTGTTCCCGCTGTCCCGTGACCGCGAGGGCATCACCAGCGCCCGCAGCTCCGGGCTTTCCTCGATCAGCGGGTCGATCCGCTGCTGCGACAGGCGCTTTGCCAGATCGACCGTTGGCTGCACCGCGAGGAATGGGCCCGGTGCCCGATGCATCGCGAAGCCGATCCAGTTGTTTCCCGCCTCGGTCGCCCCGACCTGCGCCGCCTTCATGAACACCACACGCTGCGCCGGGCTCGATGGCGAAAGCGCGTCCATGATCGCTCGCATGAACGGTGTCCGCGCCGTCCTGTAGGGACCGGCCTCGGATGCCGCCCGCGAGGACAGGATGCGGTGCCGATCGGCCCACTCCGACACCGTCAGCGTTGGATCCGGAGCAAGTCCGGCCAACCATGAGCGCCGGATTTCTTCCGCGCCGTCGAAATCAGCGAAGCTCAAGCTTCACCTCCGCCATATCGGCCAGATGTTTGCGCAGGTATTTATCCAACACCTGCTCCATTTTGTGCGCATCAACGCCGAGCTCGGCCGCCATATTTGCGGCCACGCGGGGCGGCCAGTTCTGCCAGGCGTCCCGCTCTCGCCGCGCAAGGTCGAAAACCACCGCTGTGGTGCGCGCTCGGTCGACCAGTTCGCCCTTCATCTTGGCCAGCTTGACCTTGGCGGTCTGGGCCTTGAGCACCTCGTTGGCCATCCGCGCGCGGAGGAACGACACTTCACCGCCGCCCGCTGTCGGCTCTGGATCAGCGCCAGCTTCGCGTAAAGTGTCGCTGACCGAATCGATCGCAGATCTTGGCACTGCCTTGGTCGTCGCGCGCGCAGTGCCCGCTGCTGTCGTCGTGCCCAGCGCCTTGGCGTTTGGCCCGCGTTGCTTCGCCGGGTCCGTCTGAGCGTCCCACTGCTTGTCTGCGTTTGCCGGGTTGATGGTGCCGTCAGCTTCGAGTGAAATGCGTCCGGTCGCGATGGCCTTGCCCACCGCAGTGTGGCTGACACCCCGGTGCGCGGCGTATTGCCGACGCGACATTCCCATTCCCACTGACTCCCGTTGGACGATCCCCTTTTAGTTGGGGTTTCTGCTTATAAAGCAATGTTATTGCTGCGATTTCTCTACACTGTAAGCGCCTGCAGGGCGATGGTGATTACACAGAGCGACGCACACCGCGACGCACCACCCACGGAGACAAGACCATGACAATCGAATGCACCATCCGCTTCAAGACCTACAGCCGCGAGACCGTTGAGCGCGCCCTCGGCAGCATCCTCCTGACCGCCGAAGCCGAGACCGCACAAGGGCTGAGCGGCGGGTTCTTCTTCAAGACCGACCGCAGCCCGACAGCGATCCTTGCTGCCTTCGAGGAGGACGGCTTCGAATTCGCCGACTTCGAGAACATCGAATTCCGCCCGCTTTGACACCAGAACGCCCCGACACATCGTCGGGGTGCCTGCTTATAAAGCAATGATATTGCTGCGATTTCTCTACACTGTAAGCGCCCGCAGAGCGATGGTGATTACACAGAGCGACGCACCCCGCGAAGCACCAGCCACGGAGACAAGACCATGACAATCGCCGAACGCTACAACGCCGAAGCCGCCCGGATCATGCCCCACATGATCGACGACCTGCGGGTCGACGCCGCGATCAACAACGCGAGCCACATCGACGAGATCGTTTTCCGCCGCAGCGAATTCCTCGGCGGGATGGCCGCCGTGATCCTCGCCCTGATCGCCGACAGCAAGTGAGGGGCCGATCATGAACCGCCGCAAAGACAAAACCGCCGCCCTCGACGCTTTCCTCACTAAGAAAGCCGAGATCGACACCATGCTCGCCCGCCTTCAGGCACTGAGCGATGAGCACTTCGAAGCCAGCCCGGACGAGGTACATTGGGGCCACGTCGGCACGCTCGGGTTCTACGCCGAGCAGCTGAAGCGCATCACCGACGCCGCCTTCAAGGAAGGGGAGCACGTCGAATGACAAGCACCCGCAAGAACACCAAGCAGGCGGCACTGATCGCCATGCTGCAAGCGCCCGAAGGTGCCACGCTGGACGAGATCGTCGCTGCCACTGGCTGGCAAAAACACACCGCTCGAGGTGCCCTGTCGGGCGCCCTGAAGAAGCGGCTTGGACTGACCATCCACGCTGAGCCGGAACCCGGTCGCGGGCGGGTTTACCGGATCGCGGACGACGAAGCCTCCTGATCGCCGCCAGCACGTCCTGACCTGAAGGAGACCGCGCCCAGCGCGGTCTTTTCGGTTTCCGCCGCACCGCGAACTCGCACAGCCTCGAAGAAGCGCCGCAGAGCGTAAGACCTGACCACCGAGACCACGGTGAAAACACCGCTGATGGCCAAGTGCTCACCCATCGTGGCGTGGATGCCGAAGAGTGGGAAAACCGTCGCCTGCGTCAGGACCGCGATGCTAAAGCCCACCGCGACGTTTGTGACCGCCTCGAAGGCTGACATAAGGCGGGACTGCTTCATGCCGCAGGCTTTCGCTTGCGTTTCGCGGTCTGGGGCTTTTCCTCGATCCTGATCGCGGCGCCTCCCAATCGTTCGCTCATCACCTCGAGGAACGTGCTCCCGTCGCCATCGAGCGTGGCCTCCTTGCCGGTCAGGTTCTGCCACCGCGCCACGATGACGTCGATGTAGGCCGGGTTCAGCTCGATCCCGTAGCAGACGCGCCCGGTCGTCTCGGCCGCGATCAGCGTGGTGCCCGACCCCATGAAGGGCTCGTAGACCGCTTGGCCTTGGCTCGAGTTGTTGAGGATCGGCCTGCGCATGCACTCGACCGGTTTCTGCGTGCCGTGAACCGTCTCGGCGTCCTGGTCCTTGTTGGCGATGTGCCAGAGCGTCGTCTGCTTCCGGTCGCCCGCCCAGTGTCCCTTGCCCTTCTTGCGCACCGCGTACCAGCAGGGCTCGTGCTGCCAGTGGTAGTCTCCGCGGCTGAGGATCAAACGGTCTTTCGCCCAGATGATCTGCGACCGGATGTTAAAGCCGGTGTCGATCAGGCTTTCGGCGACCGTGGTGGCGTGCAGCGCGCCGTGCCAGACGTAGGCTACGTCGCCCGGAAACAGCGCCCAGGCCTCGCGCCAGTCGGCGCGGTCGTCGTTCAGGACCTTGCCGGTCCGCTTGGTGCTGGCCGCGCCCGCCTGGTTGCGCCATCTCGGGTCGTACTCGACGCCGTAGGGCGGATCGGTCACCATCAGGAGCGGCTTCACACCGCCGAGCACGCGCTCGACGTCGGTGGCGAGGGTGCTGTCTCCGCAGAGCAGGCGATGGTTGCCGAGGACCCACAAATCGCCGAGGACCGAGACCGGCTCGGCAGGAGGCTCCGGAACATCGTCTTCGCCCTCGACCGCATCGCCGAGTTGGGGCGCCTCGATGTCCTCGAGCATCCCTTCGAGTTCCTCGTCCGAGAACCCGAGCAGGTCGAGGTCGAAGCCGTCGGCGCGGCTCAGCTCGATCTGCTCAAGCAGAATTTCGGTGTCCCATCCGGCGTTCAGCGCGATCTTGTTGTCCGCGACGACCAGTGCGCGGCGCTGCGCCTCGTTCAGATGCGCCAAGACTATGGTCGGAACCTCGGCAAGACCAAGGTGCTGCGCGGCCATCAGCCGCCCGTGGCCAGCGATGATCACGTCGTCGTCGCCGATCAGGATCGGGTTGGTGAAGCCGAACTCCACGATGGATGCAGCGATCTGCGCGACCTGCTGGTCGGAGTGCGTCCGGGCGTTGCGCGCGTAGGGCACGAGGCGCTCAGTTGGCATCATCTCGATCTGCAAGGGCGAACTCCAATAAAAGAAGCCCGGTGCTTGGCGGAGCACCGGGCTTTGAGTTGAGGCGAGCAGTTGCCCAACAGTAAGAATTTCGACGCTGGCAACCCGGAAACCCAAAAGTGGAAACCCACCCCGGAAACCCAGAACAAACCTTTGTCACTAGAGACTTAGCGCGCTTCTGCCCCCCGCATACGTTCCCTTTCAGGGGGGAACCAAAGCCGGGGGGGGGTGGGGCCGGGGGATGGTCCCTCTACGACCACCTGTCGCCAGTCTATCGTGAATGTGCCCCAAAAGGAGGCGTTCTGTCGCGCCCAAAGTTCGACGCGCTGCGCCATCAAAGCAACGTGCTCGCGCCGCCTTCGCGCGGCTTCGCAGCCCGTTCATCCGCCGCCTTTTTGGTCGCGGCCGCACGCCGCGCGGATTTCTTGTGTTTGTTCAGATGGTTGGCGATGGTTTGCAGTGACGCCACCCAACGCCGCCACGCGGTCTGCCGAACGCATCCCGCCTGAATGCAAACCTGCCGCCAGCGCGATCCCTCGGCGCGCAACCAAACGATCCGCGCATCGTCGGGACCGATGAATCGCAACCATTCGATGCACTCTTCCATTCGCTGTATTTCACCGGCGTTCGGGATCACACGCATGCGCGTCTCGTTGTAGCCATAGGCGTGCTTGGCGTCTTGCACGTACTCGGGCCAAGACTGACCGTAGCCTTTTGGCCCAGAGCCGGGTGGGTTTGGCAGGCGGCGCAACGTGATTGCTGCCTCCTCCATTCGATCCTCGATGGTGCGTGCCGTGAATTCCATGTCTCTTCCCTCGTTCAGTAGATTTGCAGTTGCTTCAGCCGTTCGCGCGTCACCAGCTCAGCGGCCAGCAGCGCGTCGCGCTGGGTGTTGGAGATCAGGCTGGTTGGGACGCCCTTGCCGGAGTTTATCCAATCCGCCAGCCACCGGAGATGCGCCTCGTGATCGAACGCGCCGCCAGCAGAAAGCGCATTGCTGTTCTCAGCAATTTTCGGCTTTGCGGCTTGGCGCCTGCGCTGGGCATGTGCGCGCCGGATCGCATTCGTGAAGTAATCCCACGTGCGGATCGGGTTGCTGCGTTCGGTAGCGGTGCGCTGTCGGATGATGGGAAGCACGTCGGCCTGAAGGTCCAGCCCTGCCTCGAGCCAACCGTCGATCACGTGTCCGGTCGTCATGATCTGCCTTCGAGCCGATTCGGACAATCCCGGACCGCAGGCTTCCAGGCACTCGGTCTCGGCCTCGCTCGCTGCGCCACGGCGCTGCGTAGTATTTACTGGTTCTCTTACAGGGTTAGTCTCCGAATTTCGGAGACGGGAATCGCCGTTTTTCGGAGACGGCTTTGGCCTGTTTCCGTCTCCGATTTTCGGAGTCGGGTCTTGTGGGAAATCAGGCTCGAACCCCAAGATGTAGCGGGTTGACATTTGCTTTCTGGTATCGGAGTTGATCCGGCGAACACGCCTGATCAGACCCGTTTCCTCGAGTTTCGCGAGGTGGTCGTTCAGCGAAGACACCGACATTTCGGCATCGATTGCCACCTGCTGCTGCGACGGGAAGCAGCCGTTGTCCGGGTTGTGGCGGTCGGCCAGCATGGCAAGAACGCGCCAAGTGGCGGGCTTCAATCCTCGCTGCTGAAATGCCCAGTTGGTGGCCTTGTGGCTCATTGGAATGTCCCCTTTCGAATTTCAGGGGACGTTCGCGTGGGATGGGAAGCGGCACGTAGGCGCGGAGCGGCGCGGGAAATCGATCTGCCGCGCCTCTCGGCTGGTCGAAAAAATCGGCATGGCCCATAAGCCGTCAGAGCGCGCCAGATAGGCCGATCCTCGGCTCCCGGCACCCACCCTCGCGGCAAGGGCAGCGAAGGCCGTTTCTGCGGGCGCTGGGCGCGAGCTATGCCAGTTGCGGGCATCAATGGCCCGCCTTCCCAATTGCCTGCGCCATGCGCTCCGCCAGCTTGCTCTGGCGATAGTCGTAGAGAGAGATCGTGCCGATCCAGCCACCATGGGTGTTGCCGCCAATGCCGCGCTTCCGGCGCGGTAGGTCTGCCAGCAGGACAGCGCGGCTCACGCAGGAGCAGCTGGCGAGACCGAAAAGCTTTGCAATGTCGGTCGTGGAAACGCCTGCCAGCCAGAGCTCACGCAGCTCATCATCGCGAACGAGCCGCTTTCTTACCTTTGCGCGGCTGGGAAGGCCCATGCGCCGCGCGCGGTCGCTGACAGCCTGCCGTGTCACGCCCATCCACTGAGCGATCTCTTCGGTTGAAATCCGGTGGCAGTTCCAGAGCCGGGTGAAGGTCTCGAGATCGACTTCGCGCCGCAATTTGGGCCAAGTGAGACCTTCGACCTCGAGCCTGTTGGCCACTGCTGCTTGCGTGACACCGAGACGGCGCGCCGCCTCGCTCTGCGTGATTCCCTCCGCCATCAGTGCTCTCAGCTCGTCCGTGGTGAACTTGCGTCGCTTCCGGTGCGCCTCGATGAACGCCGCGCTCATGGCGTCCCAGCGATCCGCGTCGCAAAGCCATGCGCGCGCAGCGCCCCGACAGCCTCGTCCACCGAGCGGACGAGCGCCCAGGCGAAGCCTTGCTGGGTCACGGCGTCGCGGAAAGCCTCCTGCGCTGGGCGAAGCCGCCCGGTGCTGCTCTTCACCTCGAGGAAAATCACCTTGCCTTGGGAGAGCACCACGAGGTCAGCGAAGCCCGGGTGCACGCCCATGCCGACGAGGATGGCTTGGCGCACGTGCCCAGCGCGCCCACCGGCCGCTATCTCGTTGGCCGCGTGGTGCACGATCGAGCCCCGCGGCAGAACCGCCCGCAAGAGGCTGACGATGGCTCTCTGAATGTCCGCCTCTGGCGTGCCGCGCTTCTTCACCAGACGCCTCCCGATCCGAGACCAGGAACAAGATCGGCGATGTTGCGCGCGACTGCGCGGATCCCAATCTCGATCACCTCGGGGTTCACGGTCCAGCAGGAATTGGTCAGCGCGGCCGTGTCGAGCGCGCAGTCCCACATTCGCCCAAAGGCCTCCGACGCGTGCTCGAACACCTGGTTCTGGCGAAGCGGATTCGCGAAGCCGCCAAGCTCCATGTCCACGCCCGCTGAGACGGCCGAAATCTCGCTGATCTGCTGCAGCCGTATTTCTCGCACACTGGTGACTATCAGCGTCAGGCGAGACGCATGAACAGGCATGGCGCTGGGCGGCAACTTCCCATCCGAAGGGCGGGCAATGACCTTTGGCCAGCGCAGGTCCTTGCGGGCGCCGTCGCGGCTGTAGACGAGGCTCAACCAGTCTCCGCCTGATTGCCGATGCGGGATCGTGAGACCCTCTCGTACCCACAAGGCGTCACCAGGCTCGAGGTGCGCATAAAGTTTGCCCGTCTGATGGAGGAGACGAACCCGACCGGCTATGATGCGCCGCTGGATTTCAGGGTGAAGAATGATCGGAAGCACCCGGTTCGGCTCGGCTTGAATGATCATGCCAGCGCCTCCGGATAGTCGGTCTTGCGCTCGAGGCGCTTGCGACAGGGCGGGATCCAGATCAGTTGCGGCGGCCTCCGCGACCAGCCGGTCGGGATCTGCCGTGTGTCCCAGACCAGCCAGCAGTAGGCGGTCGCCGTGGAGCCCGTCGCTGTGAGCCTCCCTTTCACCATCGGCACGCGCTCGGCGAACTGTGCGACAAAGGTCGGCGGGTGAGGCAGGAACAGGCTGCAGTGGCGAGCCACGCCCTCGAGAAAGGCGAGGCGCGTGAGCATCGCCACGCCCCTGCGCGGCTGCAGCGCAATAGCGCGCCGAATGAACTCAGGTGCCATGCGAAAAGGCGGATTCGTGATGATCCAATCGACGCCCTGCTTCTCGATGCGCGGCGGGACCGCGTCGAGGCCGAGAAAGTCCGCCACCCGAGTTTGGCCGTGGAATTGAGCCGTCCGCACTTCTTCTTGGCTGTAGTCGGCGACGTCGGATGCGTGCACGGCGAAGAAATACTCCGCCAGTGTTGCCGCCATGTGCCCGCGCCCGCAGGCTGGCTCCCAGACGTTCTGAGCTTGCTGTTCGCCGGGAATGCGATCAGCCGACCAGTCTGCTCCTGACATCCTCGGGCCGATCAGTTCCTCGATCAGCGCGCGGGTGGCCCAGGGTGGCGTTGGGAAATCATCAAGGCTTTGCCGAGATTCGACGCGCCTCTGCATCACAGCGGTGGAACGGTTCTGCGTCATGCTCACTCCCCGATGCTTGTCGCCGGGTGGCGGACGCGGGTGTGGAGGCGCGGGCAATCCGTATCGCCGAAGAACGGACACCACGTCACGTGCCCCGATCCGTCAGGTGCTATGGGCTGGTGGCAGTCAGCGCACCGCTGGTCGACCGGGACTTCCTGCTTGCGGGTTAGCCCGACCACCGTGATGAAGCCGTCGTCCTCGACGTTGTCGTACTGGCGCATGTCGATCACTCCATGCCATTGGTGCGCGTCAGCCGGGTGACGATCGCTTCCATAAGGTCGATGCGGCGATCCGCATCCTTTTGAGACATTCGCCCAGCGCGCACTTGGTTGGGATAGACACGACGGCGCATGAACGCTTCGCGCTGGGCTTCCTCGATGAGCTCCCGGACGCCGAAGCGTCCGGATGCCACGTTCTGTGCTGCTTGATCAGCCATCGACAAAGCCCTCGCAGGTGTTCTCGATCATTCGGTCGATTGTCTTGCGACCGCTTTCGCCCATCGCGTCTGGGCCCCACTCGTGGGTGATCCGTTTGCCGCCCGGCATGTCGAGCGAGAGGCGGAACGAAGGCGCGAACCGCTTGGGGATTTCGTCGCTGATCCACGGGATCGGATACCACGGGCGGCCGGCGTAGTTGTCGGCGAAGTCGGTCAGCTCGCTGCCTGGGCCATCCTGCTCGAGGAACCGAACCATGATGCTCTCGTCCTCGTTGTCCTCGGCCCAGACCTGGACGAGCCACCACTGATCGCGGCCGGAGATATTGGCGCGCATGAAGCCGAACGGTTCGCCGGTGTCGTGCGGGTCGAACGCGACCAGATAGCTTTGCTTCAGGTCGAGCATTACGACGCCCTCCCGAAGAACACCGGCCGCCCGGTCTCTTCCGAAGCAGCAGTTGCGATCTGGGCGAAGTGCGCGCGGCGCTGATACTCCACCCGGCGCCAGATGAAGCCCATTTGAAGCTGCCCGTCGTTAATCCGCCACCGGAAGGCACAGCGCAGCGGAACCGGCTCTTCGCCCTCGTAGAGTGGGATCGAGAGTACGAACTCGCGCGGCACCTTGATGTCGCCCTTGGCACGGGTCTCGGTCTCGTAGACGAAGGAGCGGTCTCCGTTCTCGAGGCGCGTCGAGCTCTTGAAGGTCACACCCTGCGTGCCTTCCAGATCGCGGCTGATCTCGATCAGGACTGCGGGCTCCGGTTCGGTCACGTCGACCGCGTTTTCCTCGAGAAATGCCGCAAATTCAGCCTGCCCGTGGAAGGAGTTTTCCATCTCGGCCCAGCGCTTGAATTCCTCGGAAGGGCGCAGCTTGTGGGTGCACGTGTGCTGGCGCGGCTGCGCGGCGCAGGGGAGCTCGTTCTTGCTGTCGTTGTCGACGTGCCAATCCAGAACTGCCTGAATGCTGCCCGCATCATAGTCCGCGATCAGGATCGAGCGGTCGTCCGAAAAGCGGTTCACGTAGGCAGAGAGGGACGTCCGCTGGTCGACCACCACCGCCGTCTTGATGATGTGCGGAGGGAGCGCGTGCGGGTCGTGGGCGGCCTCGAGGCGGAAGCCCTCGGGCACGAGGATGTGGCGCGCGCCGTGCGGCCCATCGATCACCGGTGAGGCGAGCCGGGCAGCCTTGATGGCTGCGTCCAGCGCGCTTTCAGGATGTGCTTCGACCTGCGCGATGTTGCTGGCCTGCGGCGGGAGTTTCGTTGCCATGTGCGTGTCCTTTCGGGGATGGGGTTACTGAAGGTCCGCGCGCTCGCGGCGGGCCTCGAGCTCGTCAAAAAGGTCTTCTTGGGTGGGATCGCGACGGGTCAGGCGCCCTTCGTCGGTCACGTAGTAGATGCCCGTGCCGAGCGGCTTCCGAGGCTTCTTGCAGGTGAGCTGCGGGACGCACTCGATCTGCCCGGCCTCGTTGATCTTAAAGGGCAGCTTGATCGTGATGTCGCCCTTTCCGCCCGTTCGGCGGATCGCCTCCATCAGCTCGCCTAACTGTTCGTCTGCTTCGGCGATCAGCTCGCCGCGCCTGAAGCTCTGCAGGAATTCGAGAAAAGAAAGTTCGTCGCGTGCCATGCGCGTCTCCATCAGCTGGGGGTGAAAAGCAGGGAAAGGTAGAGGATGCCGAAGATGCTGACGGCGCCGATCAGGTCGCCGAGCCAGCGCCGGATGCGCCCCTTGCGGTTGATCTCCGCGACAGCGTCACGAACGATGGCGGCGTGCAGCGCCTTCGCGCGCTCGTGGTCCATCCAGTCGCCAAAGGTCTGCAGAAACTCACAGGCATCGAGCACCGATGCGTCGCAGTGAATGTCCGGGTTGGCGATGATCTGCCTCGCCTCGGCGATGCTCATGCTCGGAAAGCGGATAACTTGGGCGCTCACTTGCGGCCACCCGATCCGCCTCGCGGCCGCTCCTGCTCGCGCAGCCATTCATGGACCGCGCCGCGACGGTAGAGCACCTTCCGCCCGATCCGGACGCAGGTTGGGCCGATGCGGCGCGTTTCCCAACGCGCCAGGGTGTCAACCGACAGTCCAAGCTCTTCCGCGAGCTCTCCCCTGCCCATCCAGTCTTCCAAAAGCCCCGGCTTTGCCGCGTCTGGGGAGGGGTTTTCCGTTTCCGCCATTCGTCTTCCTCCATTGCGCTGCCCCGTGCGGGCGGCGATTGGAGTGCATCCAAAGCGATAAAGGGCGGAGGCACCGAGGCGCGGAAAGGCGTGGAAACCTTAAAGTGCTCGCCTCTCACTAAAGAATGGAGTTATGTGTCTTTTGCGCAGTTGCTGAAATTACCCTTACGATCAAAGTGTTGTGCAACAGCCACGGAATCGTCCGGGCTTGAGCAGGCAGAAGGACCGCGAAGATGAATTCACCAGAGAAAGACTGAAAATGGATGACAGGACGCTTCTCGCCGCTATTGGCGAGGCGCTCTACCGGCAGAGCTGGAAAACTGAATTGGCTGGCGATCTAAATGTTGATGATCGATCGCTGCGCCGCTGGATCCAGACCGGCGAAGTCCCGGAAGGAGTGTGGCGCGACCTGATCGTCCTTCTCGCGGACCGAAGGGGAGTGATCGACTCCCTTTTGATAGCGGTCCGCGAAAGATCCTGACGAGCAAAGTCGCCACGTAACTCCAAACTACTGAATTGGTGAACCTTTCCGCTGCCTTTCGGCAGCGGCGGGCACCGCTTTGAGAAACTTAAATGGAGGTACGAATATGGGTGTGCTGCCAAGGGTCTTCTTTACGATGACCGAGGCCGCTGCCCGGTGGGGATACGCGCCTGCGGACATCGCAGGGTGGGCCCACCAGGGGCAGCTGGAGATTGTTACCGGAATAGCACCGGTGAAATGCGGGGAAGAACCCGCTGCGGGACTGGTGGCCATCTCGGTCGCCGACATATTGCCGATGTTTCGGAGGTCCGGGACGGGCCCAAGGGAAATGCCGGTGCGCAGGATACGCGCGCTGGGAAAGGACGAGTGGATGGTGATCACCGAGCCTGCGGAGGGGGTGATCGTCTATATGGACGACCTGTTGATCCTCGCGGACGAGTTCCATCGCTTTGAGACCGAGAATGAAATCTTCGGCAGGCCGCACGCCGGAAAGGGACCGGAGCCCAAATTCGATTGGGATGGGTTTTGGCGCGCGGTCGCGCTCTACGTCCACGAGCACGGCGTGCCACCGACCCTGAAGGAATTCACCGAGGTCATGTCGAACTGGTTCTTGGACCAATCCGACGGAAAGAGCAGCCCAAGCGACAGCGTGATCCGCAAGAAGCTCTCGCCGCTCTGGAACCGCCTACGGCAGGAGGAATGAAGATGCGGAAATTCCTCGAAGACTTGCTGGGCGCAGCGGCGCTGTTCGCCATACTCTCGCTTTTGCTGATCATGACGCCGTGAGCCAAGCACCGGGGCGGCGATCACTCGCCGCCTCGAACCACACGCGGACGTGCTTTCATGATGTCCGCAACCGCGTCCACGCCCGCCCTAAGCGGGCTGTCGAGAAGGTGCGCATAGCGCTGCGTCGTACGCATCTGCGTGTGCCCCAGCAACTTCCCGATCATCTCGAGCGAAGCTCCGCCGCTGACGAGCAGAGAGGCGAATGTGTGGCGCAGATCGTGGATCCTGACCTCGGGCAACTGCGCGGTCGTCTGGATCGCGGTCCAGAACCGCCTGATATCTTGCACCGGCTGGTCCTTTGGCATCCCGTCAGCGTTCAGCGCGTCGCCTGGAAACAACCATTCGCATCCCTTCGGCACCGCCACACGGCGCAGGCGCACCAGCCCGGCTGCCTCGGCGGAGATAGGCACACGGTGCACCCGGCGCTGCTTGGTGTTGGCTGCGGGCTTGGACCAGGTCCCGAGGTCGAGGTTGAACTGCTCGAACCGCGCCGTCCGGACCTCGCCCAGGCGCGCGCCCGTCAGCATGCACATTCGCACTATTGCGGCGGCGCGCTGGTCATCCGCCGCCTGCAGCGCGTCGCCAAGCCGTGTGATTTCCTCGATCGACAGGAACCGCTCCCGCTCTGTCTCCAAGCGTCGCCTGAAGCCCTCTGCGGGATTGTCGACGCGCATCTTCCACGCCACAGCGAGGTTGAACATCTTGCGCAGGACCTCGCCCGCTCGGTTCGCCCTGATCGGTGTCGGCTTTGCGGGTGCCAGCTTCTTGCGTCGACTCGTGCCCTTGTCCTTCGACGGGCGCGCCCGCCCTTCCGCGATCATGCCGAGAATGCGCTCGACGTCAGACGCCTCGATTTCCGAGACGAGGCGATGTTTCCAGTGCGGCTCGACCAGCTTCCGAAGCATCGACGCCTGGTCGGACGCGTTGCGCGGCGCGAGGTGCGCGGCGTGCTCGCGGAGGTATCGGTCGATCAGGTCCGGGATCCGTGGCGCTGCGCGGATTTGCTCCCGCTCGGCCAATGGGTCGTGGCCATCATCGATCTCGCGGCGCAGCTGCTTGGCGCGGTCGCGCGCGGCCACGACGCTCCATTCTGGCCAGCGCCCGATGGCCATGCGGCGCTGCCGCCCCTTAATCGTGTAATCGAGGTAGAAGCCCCGGCTTCCCGTCCGCTGGATCACCGCCGAGAAGCCCAGCACCTCGTCGTCAAACAGCTGGTAGGGGCGGGCGCGTGGCTCCGCCTCCTTCACCAGTTTCTCTTTCAATCGCTGTCTGCTGCTCATTTTCGCACCATTTGAGACACGTCCCGTGACGCCATTGAAACCGCCACGGGTCAAGTCAAAGAACCAAGAAGATGCCGATCCAGAACAGGAGGCCCACGATTGCGCCCGGGACGATCCACCACCCGGGCGGGAAGCGATGGTCTCGGCCCGCGCGAGCGGGGCAGTCACGTCCTTGGCGGCAGTCGTTGTTACAAGGAGGGCAGCTCATGCGCCGTACTCAAGCGCCGCGCGGACCATGCAGTCCTTCGCCTCGAGCAGCTTCCGAAGCCCGGCGCTCTTCTCCGGACCATCTGGCAGCGCCTCGTTCATCTGCGTGGCCAGATTCCCTAAGGGCCTCGACACCACCTGCAGGCGCTCGGGAAGGTGGGCGTACTCGAAGTACTTCATGATGGGGTTGGACATGTTGCCTCCTGAAATTTGAACAGGACCAACATGCCGACGGGAAGCGCGCGGCGGCGAGGCGCGGAGAGTTCTGGAACCGCCTCAGCGCTCGCCGCTCGCAGTTTGACTCAAGCCTGACTCAACCGACGTTCTCCGTTCGTGCACGGTTTGGTGCGGTTCGGTGCGGTCGGGTGCGGTCGAATGAGAACAAGGAAAGCGCGGGATTCCAAAGGCTTGCGGGCTAAGTCTTTGATTTCTGGCTTCTTTGCAAAAAGCGCAAATTCAGGCTCATAACCTGAAGGTCGTAGGTTCAAATCCTACTCCCGCAACCAATGCCTCGCACTCATCTGGGTTAAACTCAGACAAACCAACAGTGAGTGCAGGCTTGTCGCGACCGGAAGCGACAGACAGAATACCCGCCAAATCGCCAACAAGATCAATAATAGGCATGCCACGCTCCACCGAGGGCGTTAGAACGATAGCCTCAATCATTGATCGAATGAGCTCAGAAGCTTCCTCGCGGTGCTCTGAGTTGTTCAGAGACTCGATGAGCCTCTTGACCTCGCGCTTGTAGCGCGCGGCAATACCCGGCTCAAAAAGAGACGGGCGTTCAATTTTTCCATCCAGCAGCTTTTCGAGCTGCCCCATGCGCTTCTCGATTCGCGCAGCATCATCTTTCAAGAATACAGCCGACATGCCGTCCAAGATGAACTGCACAACCTTCTTCTTTTCGCGGTGCAGCTTTTGCAGCTCTGCCTCGTAATGATAAAGCGAAGCGTTGTGACGCTTGGTCAGCTCTCCCATGTGCCGTGCATACTCCTCGCAAAACACATCACAGAGTTCTTCGTTCATCAGATGATCGCGCAGCGACCCAAGCACGGATTCTTCGAGTTCATCCCGAGGGATTGTTTGTTTGTTATCACAGGTAGCTTTGTTCCGCGCGTTCGAGCAGCCAATCCGGCCTTTTGAGACCGTAGAGCAGCCGCCTCCGCACACGCCGCACTTGATGAGATAGGCGAAAATGTTCCTGGGGCGGTTGGTCTGCCAGAGTTTAGGCTTGCTGTTCAGGCCCGCTTGGCGCGCTTTCGCTTTCTCCCAAAGTTCTTCGGAAACGATCCGCAGATCGGGAACGTCATGGACGATCCAAGCATCTTCGGGGTTCATCTTGGAGACACGTTTTCCGGTTTCAGGGTCTTTAAGATACCTCAACCGGTTCCAGACAAGGCGTCCGATATACAGCTCGTTGTTCAGGATGCCTGTGCCGCGTTGACGGTTGCCGTTGATGGTGCTTTGCCCCCATCCTTTGCCGGACGGGCTCAAAATACCTTCCTTGTTCAACACAGCCGCAATCGCCTTTGGTGACTTGCCAGCGCCGTAATCCGCAAAAATTCTGCACACGACTGAGGCTTCAGCATCGTTGATTGTGCGTTGGCCGCGCTCTTCACCCGGAACCACGTCGTAGCCGTAACACTTCCCGCCACCCGACAATCCTTTTTCGACACGGCCCCGCAAGCCACGGCGAGTCTTGTCGGCCAAATCTTTTAAGAACAAGGCGTTCATCGTGCCTTTCAGGCCAATATGAAGCTGGGAGACTTCGCCTTCTGACAGCGTGATGATCATGATGCCCGCAAAGCTCAGACGCTTATAGACCGCCGCAATGTCTTCCTGGTCGCGTGAAATTCGGTCGAGTGCCTCTGAGTAGAGCACGTCAAATTTGCCAGCTGCCGCGTCCTGCATGAGCATCTGAATACCTGGCCGCATCAGGGACGCGCCAGAGACCGCATGGTCAGTGTAGCTTTGGACGATTTCCCCGCCACTTGCCGTCGCCCGCTCTTCGCACAGCCTGATTTGGTCTTCGATTGAAGACTGGCTTTGTAAGTCTGTGGAGTATCTGGCGTAGATGGCGATGCGGGTCATGGTTGTCTCTTCAATGTGGTTTTGGCGGGTTCTTCGTTTCTTTCAGCTTCTTGGTTCGCTGGCGTTGCAGCCAACTTTCATGATCTTCCTCAGCAGCGCGCCTGGCAAGAAATTTTACCAGTTCACGTAGTTGCTGATCGGACGAAGTGCTACGCGCGTCGCGCATAGCCGTTCGCCAGCTATTATTTGAGCGCCGACGGGACATCTTATGCCACTTTCTTGAATCTTTGGAGGCGAAAAATCTGTGGATAACTTTTCTCAGCCTCTAATTTCATTGTACCATGGCCAATCGCGCGACTGCAAAAAGCGTGATTTGCTCCTTTCTGGCTGTGAGGCTGTATCACGACGGTGCCTCCCCTATTTTTTTCCAGATGATGAGAGGGCAATTGTCGTGCCCATAGCTCTCGAACGACTCCGATACGACCGGAAGGCCGACATAGCGGCACCAGCTATGGTTTGCGGTGTACTGGACCCGCAAGTGCGGCAGGCCCAGTGTCAGAATGACAATAACGAGGACCGCCGGAACAAGAGCTTGCTTCGCAGGCAGGAGCAGCCCGAGCGCTGCGAACAGGGGGCGTAGCAACGGACGCTTTGCGCGCTTAACGATGCGCGTACCGTTGCGAGTCGCAGCTGCATTGCCGCCCTTGATTTTCAGTTTAACCCGCCCCAAGAATTGTTTGCCGCCGTGCAGCGGATTGGCAGCGACGACTTCTCTCCAAGGCGAAATCTCATGATACCCTGCCTTGAGAGCGCGGATCGGCGGCAAGTTTTTGAGGAAAATGATCTGTTCGTCATCTGGCAGGCGGCGCACTTCATCGGGCGTCATAAGCGGTTTGGTGCGCTTGCCGAGGCTCAAGGTCGGCATGCCAAGGATTTCTGCTCCCATGCCAAAACTTTCTGATGAGAGCTCTTCTTCGCCCAACATTTTGCTGACGAGCTGAGCTGTCTCCAAGGACGACACCCCGAAAAATTGTTTCACGTCGGTTTGGCTCAGGATCGTCGAGAGGGCCTCATGTCCATAAACCCGTGCAATTTCTTTCAGCTCTTGGACAACCATCCAACAGCGCACGCCGTAACCGCCAAGCGCAGTCAAGGCATTGGGCAAGCCACTCAGTTTGTAGTTTGTGAACTCGTCCAAAATGAAGTGAACGGGCACGTCATTGTCTTCGCGGATGAGCTCTTTCAGCGCAGCCCACATCAGGAGCCCGAGCCATGGGGCAAAGACATCCATGCGGGAATAATCGCAGACCATGAATAGCGTGCAGGTTCGCGACTTCAGATCGCGGAAGCGGAAATCACAGTGAGTCATGCTGGGTGCGAGACGACCACTTGGCCCAAAAGCTGTCAGGGACTGAATCGCGCCTTCACGGAAAGACTCGAAGTGCTTGGGGTTGTCATCCCAAGTCGATGCGATGTTTGACGCCAGCTTAGAAAGCTCACCAGCAAGCACGTCACTTCTCCGTGCTTGCTGGAGAAGTTTCTCAAACTCGTCATTGTCACCGAGCAATTCAAATGCCCGTGGAAGATTGGCTTCTGCCTCATCGAAGAGCACGCAGAGCGACACGATTACAAAAACCAGCATCTTGCGCGTACCATTCGGCCAGAACGGATCACGGTCACCGCCCGGAGCTTGAGGAACAAGCTGCATTGCCATCGACCATGCATCGGAGATCACGTCTTCTTTCGCGTGTTTGAAATCATCCAGAATAATCTGCATCGGGTTATATGCTGCGTTGCCCAGGTCGAATTTGTGAGCCGGGTTTAGAATAACGACGTCCTGATTGGGCCTTGCTGCAATCATCTTGCTTGTCTGAGCTGCAAGATCGCCCTTCATGTCGGCCACAATTTTTGACGCGCCGAAGTCATGAATGATCGCAGGCATGACAAAACTGGTTGTCTTGCCTTTTCGCGCCGGTGCGCAGACCAAGCCGTGAACGCCGTCTGACAAAAACAGGGGCTGGCTGTCCACGATACCAAGAAACAAGCCTGCTGTTTTGGCAAGGCCAGCCTTGCGGGCCTGACGTTTTGTCAGCCAGCTTGCAGAGGCGTTGCTCAGTTTTGGGCGCATGGCGCGGAAGGTGCGATGCACGTTTTGCGTCAGTGCCGCCAAGTCTCGAAGTGCAGATGCTACTCCGAGGCCTGTCACGAGCGCACCGCCGCCCCATGCATACAGTTGCCACTCTTCCGCATAGCCGCTGTTGACAACTGGCCACGCCACATAGAGGCCATAGCCAATCGCCGATGTAATGAGCAGACGCCCAAGTGCGCTGCCTTCGCTATTTTGGTTCGGGGCTCCCATCAGTTCACCGCTCCCGGCCATGGACAAGAAACCAACGCAGCTGCAATCGCGTTTTCATCGAGCTCCAGTAGAGTGAGATCCTCGTTTGTTAGATCGAGAGCGATGACTTGACCGGTAGAATTTAGCACTGCAAGTCCGACACGCGGATCAAGCCCACCACTATCCACAATGGCCCAGCAGAATGATCTCACAAGCCCCGTCCGATTGATTGCGTCGCGGTAGATCGTTCCAACGACGATGCTTACGCCATCCTTAAGCAGAGGACCCTGCGTGAATTCGAGATCACCACTTGCCAGAGCATCCTGAGCCGCTTGCTGCGCAACTTCTGCGATTGTCGTTTGCCGCTTGGCGGCATTTGTCGCCTCGTTGGCGTCCCTGATTAAGTCCTGCGCACAGACGCTGCCAGCTACCGGATAACCTGCAATACAACGCAGTTCCGCCCAAGCCTTGTGCAGGGCCGTCCTGTCCGGGACGGCAAGCGATAGAACGATGGTCGCAATGGTTCCGGTGAAAGCTAAAACCATTAGGAAGCCGATGGCGGTGCCGAGGATTCTTTTGATAGAGGTCATTGTTTTCTTCCTTTCTGAGGGTTTTGATTTGGGCGTCGCGCGCGGATGGCAGCAGCCCAAAAGAGAAGTGTGGAGAGTGGTGCGAAGAGATCGATGCAGGCCGAGATGGCAAGCTGCGGCAAGTGCAGCTTCCAATGTTCCAGAACCAGTGTTTGACTCGGCTTGATGACCGCGCGTCCCGGTTCGGGGCGAGGCAGAGCTTCCATCCCTTCGATGAGCTCAGCAATTGCTTGGCCGGACTCCCGTTCTTCTCTGATGATAGAAGCAACTGCTTGAGCTTGCGCGGCAGCCAGTGTGTTGCCAGTGTCTGCCAACTCGGCGATTGAATTCGCCATCGCTTGCGAACTAGCGCGGATGCCATTCGTGCGATCTGCGTTTTCCAGCTGCAGCAGCAGCGCATCCATTCGGCGGGCAAGATCGATGAAATCAAGCTCGCGCTGTCCGATGCTCTGACTCCGGTCATAAATGATACGATCAAGTTGAGCGCTGAGGGACTGGATTTCACCCATCCGCGCAGCGTTCGCCGCGATAGTTTCTTCAAGAGCGTTTGCTATGGCCGTCTTGGTCTCACAGAGCTTCAAGAACTGACCGGTGACCGCGCCCTTACCCCGTGCGCCAGTAATTACGCCTGACGTAAGCTCCTGCTCATAGCGTGTACACGCTGCATTCGCTTCCGGCGCGATGGCGAACAAAGCGTCTTCCATGGCGCTCGCGCGAGGAGCCAGGATGCGTGCCTTCTCGGCATAAAGGTCGGACTGACGCTGAAGCTCAAGTCCGCGAGCGCTGTCCTGCGTGAGCCCAATAAATGATGTATAGGTACTAGATAGCGCCAACATCACTATGAGGACGAGCAGAACAAGGATGCCAATACCGCGAGCAGCATGAGTCACATAACGTGGGATGAGGCGCATGGCGTAATGCCACAGCACAAATTGCGCGCCCATGGCGCTTGCTGTGACCAGAAGTGCGATCCGACTCAAATGCTCACTGACCCCACTCATGAACTCGGCCATGGCAAGAACACCAGTGTAGCTGGTCCACCAGCTGCACAGCAGAAAGCCGATCATCAATAGTGGCTGATAGTAGAATTGATAGATGTTGGAGAAACTGCTCGCTTCGTCCGTTCTTTCGAGGGGCGTTTGTGCCCGTACATTAATGCCAGTCATTTTGATTTCCATTTCCATTCAGGTATTTTCGGCACGGCTCGAGCGGGCACCGAGAACATTGTTCACGGCGGCACTTAAGTATGCAGTTGCTGTTGGTAGTGTGCGTCAGCCTGGGTTGACCAAGGGCTCACAGTGCGCGATGGATAGAGTGTCTAGTCTCACCAAGGTTTTCTTGGTTTTTCCATCGCGGACGCGTTGTCGCCTATGATCAGAACTCCGTCATTATCTCTTCCTTTCTGCGTTTCCCGTATTGGGCTTCCTCTCCAATATGAGTTTGCGAGCGGTCATTGCTATGGCTGAGGGTGACAAAGGTGGGGGGAAGATTGTTCCCCTAGAATCAAGGCGTTCTGGAGTGAGTGCGCCCTCAGAAGTAAAGGGGAAAGCTGTTCCCCTGCCGCTGAAACCGCGCACGAGCTCGCGGCTTGAATGGGAGCACGGGTACTTTCCGATTTCACTCAAACAGTACTACCGGACCATTTTGATCGAGCACAAAAAAGGGACTGGAATCGGAAATCAATCTCTTAGGGATCAGATTCTTTCTTCCGAGGATCGGGCTCTAGTAGCGCAGTATGTACGCGACAATGGACGTGAGCCTAAAAAACGCTTGAGAGATACAAGGCTGACACTAGATGATTTGAAGAAATGGCTGTCGCCCAATGCGATCCACCAGCTGGGCGATCCAAAATTCACATTCGTCAATCGCTACGTTCAAGGATTAATTGCAGCGGGCGAATTAGAAGATATTGAAACCCAATACTCTAAAGAGCGAAAGAATTTTCATCAACAGTCGCTCAGGGATATTTTCGCGCTCGGATACGAAAGCGAAGAGTTTATAAGTCAACTTGATGGGTACGCGGCTCATGCGCTTTTGTCCGCTGGCCGTTTTGGCGACAGAGCACATCTTCCAACGGCCCTTCTTCTGATCGATGGGTTTAGCGTCGGTGTCAGTCCTGTGACAATGCTGTTCTCGGAATTCGACCTCGAAAGGAAGTACCAGGCCTCTTCTCTGCCGGAGGGTTGGCTTGAAGGACTTTGTGCGCAGCGCTTTCCATTTATCTTACGCGGCTATCTGATCCTCACAGCAAAGCATCCATCGGGCGATCCCCCTCAAAATCCCTATGTTGAAGGCAAGCTCATTCTGGCGACCGAAGATGTGCAGGTCGATTTTGAAAGTGACCTCAGAAATGCGAGGTTTTTGTGCACGGCTCTCGTGCAGATCACTAAGAACGACGCCAAGGAAGTTATGAACTATGGCATTACAATCGATGCTACGGATTTCCCTGAAGAGACAGCACCGATTTTCCGCAAGACGACGACGCACGGACGGGGTGACAAGGGCGCGGATTCACTGGTGAGGCTAACATTCGATTTTCTCGATGGCGGCGAGCCCGTGAACACGCTGGTGAAGAAGTTCAGCGGGGTATATCCGGCATGA